CTGATAAACCTTGTACAGTACAGTTTCTTAAACCTGTTGCGTTTCTCATGTAGAACATGTCTGAAAGTGTTGAACCTTCTACAGCATTCACATACCATTTAGCACCTTTCAGTGACATATAGTTTCCTGTGTACTGTAAATCGTAAATAATTCCGTCTACATAATCTTTAATATCGTCTTCACAGTCATTTTGACCAAATGAGTAACCTGGATTTGCTCTTTTCACAAATTCAGCACACTCTTTAGCAATAAAATCTCTGTTGGCTAACAATCTTAGACGTGCATCTGTGTATCCAGCACTGACTTCTGCTGTGTTTGAACCAGTCAATGCTGGTTCAGTGCCATTGTCATTGATTTTGAAGTCAATGTATTTTTCAATATTATCAGCAATCGCCGCCGCCGCTGTACCTGCCGCACTTGAACCTGCTGGCACTGCCAAGTTTTGTGTGACTGTGTTTCCTGTTGTCACTGTTAACACTTGGAATGTGATTGTTTCACCAATTGCTGTGTCACCAGTACCCGGATTGTTGATTGTTTCTGTTGAAGGAATAGTGATTGTTTCACCTACAACATAATTTTGTCCTGGAGTTAACACAGTTAATCCTGTAACAAAACCAAATGCGTTGGTTGTCAATGTAAATGTAGCACCTGTTCCTGATCCTGATGCTGTTGTGTTAACTGTGCCTGTACCTTCAATTAAACCAGCACCTTGGTAACCTAAACTTGCACCAGTTGGCACTGTGATGATACCACCTGATGGTGTTACTGTAACAGCATTGTTTTGAATTACATCTGAAATAATTGCTTCCATACGTTGAATACCTTGTAAAGAATATTGAACATCACCGTTTGCAACTACTGAAGCCGCCGGTCTGATGTTGGTTGATCTCAATTCATCTCCAACCACAGCACAATTTGCCGCAACACTCATTGGTAAAATTTCGTTGTATATACCTGTTTTCACATTCAGTGTGATTTGAGGTTGTGATTTTGCAGGAATGCCTGTGATAACTCCAGCCGTTATAGCATCTGATGAAAGTGTCATCAATGTTTCTATGTCTGCTACCACTGTTGCTTCTGCAACTTTTGTTAAATCTGATACTTGTAATGTTGTTGCTTGATCTGGCGTGTAACCTGTAGAATTTACAACCACTTGTTGAGCAATGTATGCCGCTCTTACAATTGCCGCGGCAGTTTCTGCTTCTTGTCCTGCAACATAACTAGCACCTAAATCTGTAAAATAAGAAAGTGCCGCTTCTCTTGATTTGACATTTCCGCCTTTTTTCAGATCATTAATTGTTGCATCAATAATAATTCCTATATCTCTTCTACATTTCACAGCGTCATAAGTGAACGCATTTGTGAATGGTGAAATATTTCCTGTAATTTGATCATTGATCCATGCAATTACTTCGTCTTGTATGAATGCTTTGTTTCTGGTTAATAGATTTACACCTTGTGGATTTCTTGGTCCTAAATCAATTTGGTGTAGTGCATATCTAATGTTTCTGAATGGTCTGTCCAATGTTACACCTGCGTTAGGCGCCGGTTCATCAGTTCCATTTGGTCCTACATAGTAAACTTGATCTACTTGTCCAACAAATCCCCATTCAGGTAAAGTACCTGCAGAGTTTACAACAAGTGCTTGTCCTGAAGCACCAATTGGTAATCTTGCTGGTCCTGAAGCACCGTAAATTAAAATGTCACCTTCTGATTCTAAAACATCATTTTCTGGACCACCTGATAACAATTGCCAAACAGATGTATCAACACCAACTCCTGGTGCATAATCTGGTTGGTTGATTGTTGCTGGTCCAACATTGTTTGCTGTGTGTGATGTTATACAAATATAAGATGTGTCTGTGTTTACAGATCCTCTTACAATATCACCTTTGTCGTAAACATTTGCGTTAGCCCACGTGCCTCTCCAGTATAAACCCTCGTTTAATTTATCCCAGTGTAGTACACTTGGTGGTCTGTTTCCTGTTGTGTCAGCAATAGCAATATAAGTTGTACCACCAACTCTAACTACGTCACCTGTTTTGTAAGCAGTTGCGTTGTTGTAGTCACCTTTTAAACTGAAACCTGTAACAAATATATCCCAATCAGCCGTTTCAGTTGATGGAACTTTGTTTAAGTTATTTCTTAATCCAACGTATTGGTAACCTCCGTAAGTAACAATGTCACCTGGTTGGTACTGCGTTGAGGAATCCCATGAATCTTCAAATTCTAAACCTGGAATAAAAATGTCCCAGTTGGCTTCGTCAGCCGCCAATGATGCGCCTGCTGTGTGAGCCGCTGTTGCAATCCATAAGTTAGCACCATATTTTGCAACGTCATTTACTTTGTATCTTGTTGCTGTTACCCAATCGCCTAGATATTCAATACCTTTGTGTAGGTATTGCCATTTTGCTTGATCGTTTTCTAATCCTAATGCAACTGTCGCCGCTGAAGTGTGTCCAGTGATACAAACGTAAAGTTGTCCACCATATCTTACTGTGTCATTTGGTTTGTATCTTGTGTTGATAGCCCAAGTGTTTAACCAGTTAAATCCTTTTGCAAACACTTCCCATTTTGCAAGGTCTAATTCTAATCCATCAGATAAAGTTGATGCTGATGTGTGTTCAGTTACACAAAGGTATACGGTTGCACCGTATCTTACTAAATCGTTTACTTTGTATCTTGTGCTGATTGCCCAGTCTGTTTTGTAATCAAAACCTTCAATGAAAAGATCCCATTTTGAAAGATCACCTTCTAGTCCAACGTTAACATCTGCGTTTGAGGCATGACCTGTGTTACAAATATAAATGTAACCACCGTATTTTACAACGTCATTTGGTTTGTAAGTTGTGTTGACTCCCCAATCGCCTTTCCATTCTTGACCATCGGACATCAATGCCCAGTTTGCCGCTGTTAAATCATCTTGGAATTCTGCCGCAGAAGTGTGGTTTACTATACAGATGTAAGTTCTACCACCATATCTTACAACATCATCTACAGAATAAAGGGCACTTGTATACCAAGCACCTTTCCAAACAAAACGTATTCTACCTAATTTAAACTCAGCCATGGGTTAATATATCCTCTTATTAAAGTTATTTATCATTATTCGCCATATCCATTAGAACTATCAATAGCACTGATTGGATCTCCTTCATTTAGTTCCGTACTTGCTGTTCCACCAGTGAAAAAATTCAATGCCATCAAGTAACCGTCAATTCCACCATTTAATTTCGCAACTCTATCAATAACAATTTGTCCTGTTTCCGGAAATGCTTCATTAAATATCTCTTTATTTCTTACCTTAATTTGACCTGCTCTAAAACCTGAAACATTCAAGTTAGCACCACCACCTGACACTCTTGAACCAATATAAGTTACAATCGCTTTTTGTGTTGGTACAACATTGTCTGAATTTGCTGACATTGTAGGATCAGTTGAAAATTCTCTAATAACAACTTCTGTTCCACCTAGTACAACACCACCTAGTGCTAATTCTGATAGTCCTTGAAGATTGAATAAGTCTGCGTTAAGTGTTACAATACCAGTTGCCTGTTCTACTTCAAACAATTCACCAACACGGAAGTTACCATCTTGGTCAGTTGATGTATAGAACACTCTACCACCGCCGTTGTTGGCAGTTTCTCTGTTTGGTTGAGATTCGTATCCTTCTGTAAATCCTGCATTAGTATAAAGTTCTGGATAGTTTGTGGTTGTCACGCCACCTGTACCAATATCTAAGAAGTCATGTCCTGTTAATCTAACTTGTGAATACTGTTGTCTAATTGTTACTGATGTGTCATGATCCGGAGATTCATTTTCTTTTAGACTTGGTGAAATTCTAAATTGTGCTGTTAGATTTGGAGCAACTCCTGTAACTTTTGTAATTTGTGTCACTCTGTAAATTTGATCAGCAATTCCATTGATGTACAACAAGTCACCTGGTCCAGGTTCTCTTGATAATTCTTTCATTTGCATAACTTTTCCAATTTGGTATTCGTCTGCAAAACCGTCTCCATCCACTGTGGCACTTACATTAATAAATCCTGTACCTCTGTTTGTGAATGTTGGTTGACTCAATACACCGCTGGCAATTCTTGCTTCAACAGCCACATCTAAAACATTTACATTGTCTTGAATTGTCACTGTCGGTGACGTTGAGTATCCTGATCCTGTGTCTAACAGTTGTATTCTAGAAACTTTACCTGCATTTGTGATAACTCTTGCCAAAGGTGGAGCACCTTTTTTAAGTATTGTTAAATCTGTCATTGTTCCTTGTTTTAACGGAACAAAATATCCACCAGTTTGTCTTCCACCCACAATGCCTGTGTAAGTTCCTGACAGTGTTGTCAACTGTTTCCAACTCACTGCATCATATGAATAAGCAACCTCACCATTGGATGTGATTGCTATAAAAGTTCCTTGAGAACTTGTAACTTTTAAATATGGTCCTGTGTGTGGAGGAGTTTCAGATTCTGTCCAAACTGTGACAGCACTTGTCGAACTCTGTGCCGCGTTAGCATTTGATACAAAGAATTTATTTCCTGATGTTGAATCATCAAACGGTGAATCTTGTACTGATGCTATAAATTTGTCTCCAGTGAATGTTAGATGTTGCATTAAAAATTTATCGCCACCTACATCAGCCGCTAATTCAAAAGTTGAACCGCCGTCTACTGATTCCCAAGTTTGTCCAAAGTCGTTTGCAATTATAATTAAACCATTACCTGCCGCAATGTGTGTAAACACTGGCGTTGATCCATCGTATGGTTCTACTTGACTAGAAGTCCATGATTGACCTTCATCGCCCGATATGTACACAACACCTGTTTCTGAAACTACAACCCATTGTGCAGATACATTTTCCCATGCACAACCTCTGAATATGTCTGCTCCAATGTTGCCTGAAAGATCACTCCAATTGGCACCGTCTTGTGATCTTGCAAGAGCACCTGTGGCAGAAGTTGCCATAAAGTTATTAGCACCACCCACTAAACTGTTCCAGTTTTGTGTTGGCACACCATTTCCTACTGTCCAAGAACTAGAATCAACTGATCTTAATCCTCTTCCATTACCTAACAATGCAGTTACATTTGTGCTTCCTACTCTTCTTGAAGCGCCTATTAAATATTCTCCACTTAATGAAATAGATGCTGTAGAATTACTGTATGGTGGTTCACTGAATGATATTCTTGGTTCAATAAAATATTTTGTTGACGGATCTAATTCTTCTTCAATTTTAAATCCACCTAAAAAGTGTTGGAAACCGGGTGTGTTATCAAATTCTTTTTTGACTGTACAAGTTTTTGTTACTTCATCGAATGCATCAATGATTCCGTATTGTCCTCTTCCTGTACCTTCCCAAATATAAATTCTTTGTCCAACTGTTTGTGCTGATGTTCCTTGAAACTGTTGGTTCAATTGAATTGTTGTTGCAGTACCTGTGATTGCAGGTCCTGATTTACTTGTATATGCAGATCCCCCTGCTGGTGTTGAATCACCTGGACCTAAAATTCTTACTTTGTTTACAGCACCATCTCTTGTGTTTTCATAATTAATTGTTGCCGCCGCACCTTCTCCTGAACCTGCTATGGCAATTGTAGCAGAAGTATAATCTTGTCCTGCATGGTCATAAGCAAAAGCAAATATTTCATTTTCATCGTTGTAAACTGCATCTACTTGAGCTTCTTGTGTTCTGTTATTAAATTTTCCTGTGATAGCCGTTTCCGTAGGAGTAACTCCTTCTGCAACTGATCCCCAATCTCCATAAGAGTTGTTTCCATTTGTTGCTCTTGCTTTACCACCGTCAGTAGCAAGATATCCTATGTGACAGTAGTAAGTGAACACAGATACAAGTTCTGCTTTACCTTCACCGTTAACCCAGAAACCAATACCGTTATCAATAACCTGTGTAAAGTCATTGGCAACAATTGATTTATTACCACCATTGTGTAAATCTCCGTCAACTTTTAAACCTACACAACCTGTTCCAAACGTTGATACGTTTTGTACATAACAAGAACGTGTTGTGATCCAAGCCGCGGCATCTGACGCACCTGACCCAGGGTTTAGTGAAACAAACGCTCCACCTGATGGTCTTTTTGTTCCGTATTGATTGATTGCTCCTAATGTTCCTGTTAATCCGCTCAATGACATGTTTCTAATGCCTGAACCGTTGTTAACATAAAACATATTTGATGTTTCGTAACCCGCCGCTGGTTTTACTTCTGTGCTTCTCAGTTCATCTCCAACTAATGCTGTGTCTCTTGGCACAGTGATGGGTAAAATTTCTTGATATAATCCTGTTTTTATAAAAATTGTTGCAGGTGATCTAGTGGCTAAGTCGCCATTGATGTAATCACATGCAAATTTAATTGTTTTGAAAGGAGCCGCCAATTGACCTCCTTGTGTTTCAAGGTCTTTACCTTCTGGCGATACATAATAAACTTTTGGAGTTACGTCAAAGTCTTCCCAGAAAGGAATGTCATTTGATCCAACTTTTAATAATTGTCCTGATTCACCTACACCAATTCTTAATCTTGTTGAATCATCGTTTTGAGTTTTGATATCTCCAGGATATTCCAACACGTTTGGTGTGTGTCCTGTTGCTAACAGTTGCCAGTAAGGTCCAACATTTTCAGATTCAAAATCCAGTGGCGGTTTTGCATCTGATGAATTTGCTTCATGTTTTAAAATACATTTGTAGAGTGTGCCTGCCACTGTGACAACATCACCCGGGAAGTACGTTGATTCGCCTGTGAGACCATTTAAATCTTGTTCTTTCCAAGGTCCTTTGAATGCATTACCTGTTACCAATAATTGCCAAGGCCATGGATCATCAGATCCTGGATCATATGCACTTCTTGTTGAAGGATCTACACTTTCATTGTCTCGTGTTGCAATATATAAATCACCACCAGCTCTTACCACATCACCAGTTTTGTATGGAAATGGTTCTGCTTGATCGTTAACAATGTAAGTTGCTACCCACTCACCTTTGAATGTGTAACCAGCCACTTGTAATTCCCAAGTTGCAGTGGCATCTGTAACAGCAGGTTCAACACCAATGTTACTTTGTAACGCAACATATGTGTAACCTCCATACAGTACAACATCACCTTGTTGATAGTATTGAGAAATTGTCCATTCGTCTTCAAATTCGTAACCTGGTATCCATAGATTGAAATTGCTTTCAACCATGTTGACATCAGTAGCCCAATGACCTGTGGTCACTTGCCACATACCTGGAGACCATCTTACAAGTTCTCCTACTGCATATCTTTCTCCATGAGCATAATCGCCTCTATATTTAATTCCTGTGAAAACAGTTTCCCATTGGGCACTGTTTGCCTCTAGTCCATCAGCGGCATCATTGGCAACACCATTTACTCCGACTGTGGTTATAGCACCATTGTCGACTGTGTTGATTGTGATTGTGATATCATTGGCCGGTGTTGCTCCGCCCACTGCTGATCCTAAAATTGTAAAAGTTTCTGAAGCAAGATAAGTTGAACCACCGTTTGTGATTTTGATATTGTAAGTTGCTCCAACTTTAAAAATAAAAAATTGAAATCCTGTTCCTTCTGCACCGCCGTATGTGGCAGTAGGATTTACAAATTTATTAGAAGCGGCTGATCTGTGTCCTGTTAGACATCTAAACACTGTACCACCATAATACACAATATCATCTGGATAGTATAATGTGTTGGAAGTCCAATCACTTCTAAAATTGTCTGATCTAGAATATTGATCCCAGTAGTCTGCATTGAATTGTAAACCGTCATCAGCAGTTCCTGAAGTGTGTGCTGTGTTACATTTCCAAATTGATCCACCGTAAATTACTGTTTGGTCAACGTTGTAAAGTGTAGCAGGTGTCCAAACACTTTGCCAATCTTCTCCACGAGCAAAGTACACCCATTTTAATTCATCTCCTAGTACACCATTTGATGCAGATGAATTTGAAATATGTCCTTCAATACATTTGTAAATTAAACCACCAACTTTAACCAGTTCGCCAATTTTATAAAATGTTGAAGGTGTCCATTCGCCAGTCCAACTTTGACCGTCCATCATTTGAGACCATCTTGGAGTTGCGTTGTTTAAGTCGTTGTAAAAGTTTGTGTCTGATGTGTGTACTTCAACACATACAAATACTTTTGCACCGTATCTTAATACATCATCTTTTACATAAAGAGTGTTGGCTGACCAATCACCTCTCCATCTAAATCTAATTCTATCTATTCGAAAATCTGCCATTGATTAATTCCTATATGTATTTATTTCCTTATGTACTATAAGGTTCCACATATCCTGGATATGTGTGAGCCTCGTTAACTTTTAATACTAATTCGCCTTCACTATTCACGTAATAAAACAGGTTTCTACCATCCCATTTGTACTGTTCGTACACTAAATTTGGAAAGTTTTTTCTGTGTTGCTGATCCCTACCTTCAAAAAAGTCTTCTCCTCTACTCCAATTATTGTAGTTTTCATCAATATTGCCTGGTCTATTCAATTGTACTCCATCTTCTAGTCTTAATAAATCTGATTTCACCATGTATAATTCGCCAGCATCTGTTCTACGCAAACCATAGAAATATCTATTGTTCGCCAGTGTCTTTTGTAATTCGTCTATGCCTACGCCAAATACTTGTGCCATTATCTATTAACTCACTATGTTGATTGTGTTACCCATTGCTGAGTGAATTGTACATTGGTAATACAGTGAACTTGGAGCATCCATAGGAACTTCTAAAACCTGTGTTCCTGTTTTGCTTCCACTTACACCTGATGTGTATTCTGCACCACCGTTTGATACTCTAAATTCGAATGGGTGACTAGCACCTGTCGAATTTACAAAAACATAAGTGTGTCCTCTCATCAAGTATAAAACAGGATCATTGGTTGAAGCCGAAAATCCTGGACCTGTAAAAGTGTAATTAGATGAACCTGCGGCTCCAACATTCCATCTCATTGTTGGACCGTTTTGTTTCACCCAGTTTGTTCCGTTGTAGTACAATACATCACCTTGTTCTGGTGTTGATATTGTTACATCAGTTAAATCATTAAGAGTACTTGCTCCACCGCCTGCATCTGCAACAAATTCTAATGCTGTTCCACCTGCGTTTACTTTAACTGTTCTTCCTGCCGAACCTGAAAAAGTTGAAGGAGTATCTGTCAATGTTAATATTGAAGTTGGAACAGTTGGTTTGTTGTTCAAGTTGTTGTAGTTCAAATAATATGTGCTGTCTAATCCATCAAGAGTGTCAGCATCTGTACCACCGCCACCTGTTGTTGCATCATCACCAGGTACCCATGCTGTACCATTCCATTTTAGAACTTGTCCTGAAGTAGGCGAAGTTGTTGTTGTGTCAACATCTGAAAGTTTATCAATTGAAAACGCCGCAACAATTTCTAACGCATCTGCAGTGCCGTTTACTTGTAAGAAACCTCCTGCTAGTCCTGAGAAAGTTGCTGGAGTG